GAAACCGATTTTTGGTTGGAAAGTATCTTGACCAACTGCTCTAACCATTTGTAGAGGCACATATGGACAATAGAACATACCAGCGTCATAAGGTGAAGTACCTTTATAACCTACTACATAGTATTGTTTAGCTGCTGAATTAGCAGAATATGGGTCAATATATACTTTGAATCTGCCGTTTAGGACACCTGCGAAAGTGTTTCCTGTGTCGTCAACATTCAAATTGTTGTTTAACGCTGGAGTGTAATCCAAAACGCCTGCCATTTGAAGAGCACTAGCAACATCTGAAGAACAGATAATCATATTACCTTTTCCTCTTCTTGTTCTTTGTGCTATTCTGTTTGCGTCCCTCTCTAATTGGAACATCAAACCTTTGAATCTTTCAACAGACCATCTACCATTTGAGTCTGTATCTAAATCAAAGATACCAGCAGTTGTTGTGTTTACAGCAGCGCCTTTTTCAGCGTTGATGTAGATAGTTCTTACTACTTCTCTGTTAATCTCAGCAAGAATTTCTGCTGATAAGATGTTAGCAAGTTCTGTTTCTGCGTCTAAACCGTGGATTGCTTTAAGGTCTTGAGCGAGTTCCATTGTGTACTCGGCTTTAAGAGCTCTTGACTTAGCAGTTACCGTAGATTTCTCAATTGAGAAAGCCATTTCAGCAAATGCATTGCCACTAGCGTCACCTAATGCTTCAGCTTTCGCTGTAGTCATAGCAGTACCTTTTGTGAAAGTACCTGGTGAACCATCGTTTAAGACAGCTGGGTTAGAACCAGAATGATCAGTAGATGAATAACCATCTACAGAAGATCCAGCGGCATTTCTACCAGAGAAATCAGAGTCAGCTTCGTCAAACATTGCCTCTTGGCCTGTTTGTGAAGTGTATCTTGATCTCATAGCAAAAATTAGACCAGTTGGACCAGTCATTGGTTGTACGCCTGCAATATCATAAGCAATTAAATTAGGCATAGCTCGTCTTACCAGAGAAATTAGGATTGGATCCCAATTTGCTACAGCTGAACCAGTTGCGTTAGTAGGTGCAGCTTCAGATAAGAAAGCAGCGTCTTCTTTAAGTGCTCTTTCTTGGTTTTCCAAGATTACAGAGGTAACGGCACGCTTGTACGAATCACCGATCTTTGGAAGATCAGGGTGTTCTAATACAGGCTGCCATTTTTTTTCGTAAGTTTCAGATAAATACATTTTTATTTTCTCCCTTTTTACTTGGCTATTTTAATGTTTTTATATTTACTAATAGCGGAACTATAAGCAGCCATTGCATTTGACAATTCTTCATTTGAAGTCTCGTCTGTTACCGCCACATCATCTAGAGACTCAACTGCTTTTTTACCAAAATATGACTCTTTGATAGTTTCACATTTTTTCTTAAAGTCGTCAGCATTTGAGTATTCAATCTCTTCAGAAAGCTTGTTAAACTTTTCTTTTGCTGTATCAGCAAGATCACTAGCAACTTCGTTTTTGATAGCGTCTTTTTCTTTTACATCATTAGATTTTTTAAGTTCAACAGATTTTTCTATTTGCTCATTAAGAGATTTTTTAAGATCGTCAATCTCTTTTGCTTGAGCTTCTAGAACATCATATTTCTCGTCTGGAACATTTATGTAATGGTCTTCAAAAAGTTTTTTCAAACCACTAATAAAGTCTTCAGCGATTTCGCCTTTTATGCCTCTTTCAAGAGCTAATGAGTTTTCTTTCATCCACTCCTCTACGACATAATTTAAGTAAGAGTCAACTTTTTCAGTTATCTCTTCTTTTTTGCTTTCAATTTCGTTTTGTAATTTACTCTCATAGTCTGCTTCCATTGTTTCAGCGATCTCTTTTACTTTAGATTTGATTGCTGATTCAAATATAGTTGCAGCTTTTGATTTAAATTCTTCGGATAAATCGTTTTCGCCTGCGATTAAAGCGTCAACATGTTCTTTGACATCTAATTCTTTTTTGTCGTCAGCTTTGTCAGACTTAACTTCTTTGTCTTCTTTAGCGACTTCTTTTTCCTTAGATTTCTCGTCAGCGCTTTCCTCTTTCTTCTCTTTATCTTTTTTAAGAGCGTCTAGAGCTGCTTGTGGCATTTCGCCTTCTTTTACGATTTCTCCATCTTTTTTAGTTTCTTCCACTTTAGCGCTTTGGCCAGGGTGATCAACCTTGGTTGTACCCGCTTGAGTGTCGGGTCTACCAGATGTATCTGGTGTGCCACCTTTGTCAGCTGTAGCACTAACTTGGTCGGAAACTTTCTTCATTTTTTTAGTAGCGTCAGGATTGCTGTCTGTTGGTTTAACAACAGCAGGACCTAAATCCTCAGCAGAACCTAATGATTTCATAGGTTCAGCAGCAACAGCATTCTTTTTAGGAGCGTCAGCTGGTGTGTTCTCAGCTATCACTTCTTTTTCTGCTACTTTTTGTTTGTCTTCGGCCATGAGAAATCTCCTCTTTTTTGTAAAAAAATAATTATTTTTTCTCTCTTTAGATATTTATAAAATTAAAGTTTTCCAATAAAGGATTTGAACACTTCCGCCTTCTTTTCAGCAAGAAAATTGCGTTCCGCTCTCTTTATCTCTTCTTTATAAAGTTCAATATCTCTTTCTTTTATTACACCATTGTCCCAAACCCACTCTTTATTTTCCATAATTCCTTCTACGAAAGCGTCCGGAGCGCTTGGGTCGGCAACGATATCAGCCGCTGTAGCAAGATAAAAGTCATCTCCTACAATGTTGTTACCGTTTTGATGTTTCAAGGAACCCATACCTCTTGAAGATACACCCAATTGAGCGCCTTCGTCAATAAGACTTTTAACGATCTTACCGTATGGAGTGTCCATGATTTTTGCCTCACCAATAAAATTTTTACCATCAACTTTTAAAGATTTAATCATATGACTAACTCTTTCTAAATTAACGGTTGGTCCCTCTGGATGTCCTAGTTCTCCAAAGGCTCTATTTTTATTGATAAATTCGTTTGTGTACCTATTAACTTCTTTCATCAAAGTTTCATAAGGGTACATTCTACCATTTCTATTTTTAATGTCTGATTGTAAAAACACGCCTTTAATCTTATAAGATTTTGTGCCATTGTTCTCTTCAACAATGTATTCGGCGTCATTAATTTCTTCTCTAATTAATTTCATTTTCTCTCTCTTACAATATATTTATATGTTTTCTTACCTAAATTCAACAATTATTGTGTAATTATCGCCATTGGCAAAGTTCTTGGTACTTAATAAAACATCACCATTTGGCGTTGTGGCATTGTTTAGGACCTCATTTCCTGCGTCTCGTAGGTTCCAATGACCATTTCCACTCAAAAATAATGCTGTTGATTTGGTAGCTCCGTCCCACTTTAACTCTACAGCGGACTTTGGGTTAACCGTATTGATAGAATACCAAATTTTGGATATCTTTCTAGAACCATCTTCGGTCATAAAAGTAACCTCTGAAGCGTCTATCTTTTTTACATCCGTTTCACCTGTACCATCTGACATATTAGTCATCTTAATTACATACTTTAAACCAGAAGTATCTGCTATTGTTTGTGTTGCTACCGTATCTGCCATTATTCTTCCTTTTTATGTTTGCCTAAAATTTTAACAATTTCCCATGTACCATCTTCATAGTGATGTACCTGTGCGTCAACTAAATCACACATAAAGTTTAATGAATCACCGTGTATTTGATATGTGATACCATTAATCTCAACGCTGTCTGTATCTTCCGCTCTATTTCTCCAAAGTTTTTCAACTTCTCTTTTAGTCTTCAAACAATCGGACATATTATTTGCACCTTTATGGTCAATTAATGTTCCGTCTGAAAATACACATACAGCAAATACTACCTCTGGATCGTGTGAGTGTTCACCTGCTTCTAAAGGACATTGTTGGTGTCCGTCATCTCCACAACCTGTGCAATCTGCTTTAGCATAACTAATACCAACTGCTAATAAAAATAAAACGCAAAATATAAATGCCCATTTTTCCCAAATGTTATGAAATAATCTCATATTATCTTATTGGTGGTACATACATTACACCACCATCCTTCCATAGTTTGTTAAGTCCTCTTTCTAAAGCCAGAGGAGTTTTTGGTCCTACATTTCTCTCGTAAGATTCTCCGTAGTTACCAACTTGTTTTATAATATTGTAACCAAATTTCATACCAACTCCTAACATAGGACCGATATAACCTTCTACGCCCAA